TTGTTAAAATAGATAAAGACACAAAGGCGGCGCAAGCTGCTGATGTAACCCAATCTTTACAAGACAGGTTTGGCAATGGCGGTTTAGCCGGTGATCAAACGGCATTGCCTAGTATCGCCTTTAACCATGCTGACACAGGGGTCGGAGCAGCAATCAATCCGATGTCAGCCCCTATACAAATTCCTGATTTGCGCGTTGACCTTGAGGATTTGTTAGAAGAAGTAGGCGATCCCCCAGCAGCATCGTGGGGCAAATTACGTTTTGATATGACAGGCGCATTGAAATCTTCACCATTTTCTCTGGTTCGCAAAATGGGCAACATACTTGGAGAGGATTCCGTTGGTTTCAACCGTGGCGGAGAAGTCATGGAAAGCACAGCAGATTTGCTGAAGACAAATGGAATGAAATCTACACTGGCAAAATATTATCAAGTGTATGACGGTGCTTATAAGGATTGGGCTAAATCTAACGGAATTGGATATTTCAAATCAACTTGGGGCAGTTCGCGGTCACAATTTGGCGAGTTAGTAGCAGATGCTATTGAGACCCCAAATGCTGTTCATGATCCAAATGTAATGCGTGCGGCACAGCGTCAAGCTGAATTATTTAGAGATACATTGCGTAAAGCAAAGGATGCCGGTGTAAAGGGGTTTGACGATATTCCAGAGGATTTGACTTATTTTACTCATCTTTGGGATAGTTATAAATTTAGAGTTCAGAATACAAAATCTGGAGTAGGTGGCGAAGTTGTAAATCGTTTGATTTCAACAGCACTTATGCGCGGAACGCCGGATTTGTCAGAAGACTTGGCTATGAAAATGGCTGAAAGATTTAATGCTAAAATGGGGAAAGCCCATGCTGGCATGGAAAGCGGATTAGCAAGAGTTTTCACCACATCCGATAAAGACACTTTGCGAGACATTTTAGTAGAAGAAGACATACTATCAATTGAAGATGCAGATGCTTTGATTGCTTTGTTTGACAGGCCAAGAGAAGGCTTGCCAGCAAGAGCAAAGCGTAGAATGAAGTTAGACATTAATACTCAAATTGACCTTGCTGATGGAAGCGTTCTGCGTGTTAAAGACCTTATGAGCCGCGATGCAGAGCAAGTGTTTAGTTCTTATCAAAGCCAAATGCAGGGCAGAATTGCTTTGGCTCAAAAAGGGATTAGGTCTGACGCGGATTATAATAAGATGATTGACCGCATCCGCGCACAAGCTGCTGCCGAAGGCGATCTAGACGCGCCAAAAAAATTGGAATCAGACATAGAGAATATGGATGTTCTTTATAATCTTATTCTTGGCAGATCGTCACCGTTGGTGGCAAAGCCAGATGGCACAGCGGCTAGGTTAGCCAGACTTGCTGGTGATTATAATTTTATCCGCTTAATGAACCAAGTCGGTTTTGCCCAGATAGGTGAATTAGGAAACGCGCTATCTATTGGCGGTTTCCGTGGCTTGTTGCAAGCAATGCCAGAAATGCGGTCTATGCTAAAACGCGGCATAAATGGTGAAATTGAAGACGCGGTTGCAAGAGACCTTGAGGCATTTGCTGGAATTGGGTCTGACAGAATGATCCATCAAGCGATGAACCGATATGATGCCCAAGATTTATTCATAGCCAATAGGGGTGACTTTATTGACAAGGCATCCTTTGCAATACAACCCGCAAAAAGAATTGTGTCAGATATTTCTGGAATGGCTCCGATTACTTTGGCGTTAGAGCGTGCTGCTGGGCGAATGGCTGTGCAAACGATAACTGATATGGCGTTTTCTGCTAGAAGATTGTCAGCCAAAAGGTTAGCTGGACTTGGCTTAAATGACGAAATGGTAGAGCGTGTTCTTGGTCAAATAAGAGAAAACGCTGTTACAAATCCATCTACGTTATTTAGAAATAGAAAAGTAAAAGCAATCAATCTTGATAGTTGGGGTGACGTACAGGCAAGAGATGCGTTTGTTGTTGCAATATCAAGATGGACAAGGCAAGCCATTCAACAAAATGACGTTGGAAATTTAAACAAATACATGACTACGACAATGGGCAAAATGATTACTCAGTTCCGTACATTTATGCTTGTTTCTTGGTCAAAGCAATTTTTGCACAATATTACGGCGCGTGACTTTAGGGCATGGTCTGCAATGATGGGGTCAGTGTTTTTTGCTGGAACATCTTATATAGGCCAGACTTCATTGAACGCACAATTTAGAGAAGACAAAGATGAGTTTCTAGAAGAACGCCTCAAGGCAACAGAAATAGGAAAGGCTGCTTTCCAGCGCAGTTCTTGGGCATCTTTGTTCCCAGCAATGATTGATACTGGTGCTGCATTTGTTACTGAAGACCCTGTATTTGCTTATGGCAGAACAACAGGGCTGGCAACAAATGTATTCACAGGAATACCTGTTGTTGATCTTGGGCAAAAAGCATTTGATGTCGCTACTGGCGCAAGTAGAGCAATTATTAACCCAGATTACCAGTGGTCAAGAGGGCAGCAGCGTGCCTTAAATTCATTGGGGCCATTTCAAAATGCAATCATAATAAGAAATGTTAATAACAAATTAGTAGAGATGATGCCTAAGTATGACACTTATGACTGAGGTTTTAGGCACTTTATTGAATTAAGGATTTCTGGTATATTGAGCAAGTGTTTGGAGACATGAAATGACAGTTAGCAGCACCACCACAAAGAATAGCTATAGCGGCAACGGTAGCTTAACCGTATTTGCTTATGGCTTTAAAATCTTTGATGAAGATGATATTCAAGTTATCTTGCGTAATGACACTACTGGAACTGAAACAGTCCAGACCATTACGACTGACTACAGCGTTTCTAATGTAGGCAACGCTAATGGCGGTAATATTACTTTTGTGACTGCCCCTGCATCTGGCATAACTGTTGTGTTACGCCGCGCTTCTCCGCTAACGCAAACAACGGATTACACTCCAAACGATCCTTTCCCTGCCGAAAGCCATGAAGACGCTCTTGATAAGCTGACGTTTATTTCTCAGCAGATTCAAGAAGAAGTTGACCGTTCAATTAAACTGTCTCGCACAAATACTATGACTTCAACAGAATTTACTGTTGGTGCGGCGGATCGTGCTAATAAAATTCTAGCATTTGATGGCAGCGGTGAAATTAATGTTGCTCAAGAGTTAGGTTCTTTCCAAGGGAATTGGTCATCAGGAACAGCATTTGCTGCGCGTGATATTGTTAAAGACACAAGCACAAACAATATTTTTATTGCTAACACAGCGCACACATCTAGCGGTTCACAGCCACTAACAACCAATACTGACAGCGCAAAATGGGATTTATTGGTAGATGCAGCATCGGCAACAACGGCGGCTTCAAGTGCAACAAGCAGCGCAACGGCAGCGGCGGCTTCAGCATCAGCCGCAAGTACAAGCGCAAGCAATGCCTCAACAAGTGAAACAAATGCCGCAACATCAGCTTCTAACGCCGCAACAAGCGAGACAAATGCAGGTAACAGCGCGACAGCAGCATCCAATGCACAAGCCGCAGCGGAAGCAGCATTAGACACATTCACAGACCAATATCTAGGTTCCTTGGCATCAGACCCGACAACGGACTTAGATGGCAATGCGCTGACTGACGGCGATTTATATTTTAACACCACTGATAATGTGATGAAGGTCTATGACCTTGGTAATACAACTTGGAAACAGCTAACGCCTACAGCCGCCCAGCAAACAAACATTGATACTGTTTCTGGCATTGCCGCTAACGTAACAACTGTTGCTGGCATCTCAGTTGATGTTACCACCGTTTCTGGAAACACTGCTAATATTGGCACTGTTGCTGGTTCAATTAGCAACGTAAACGCTGTTGGTACAAACATAACCTCAGTCGTTAATGCAGCAAACAGCATTGCCAGCATTAACAACTTTGGTGATACCTATTTTGTTAGCGCAACAGCACCATCATCACCTACTCTTGGCGATTTATGGTTTGATACAACTAATGACGTTATGAAGGTGTACGGTTCTGGCGGCTTTGTGAACGCCGGTTCATCAGTCAATGGTACATCTAAT